TCCAGCCCCCGAGGTGTTCTATGCCCCCGTCTCGCAAGGAAGTCATTCAGCAGATGCTCCATGCACTGGAGAGCCCCCACAAGGATCTGACCGAGTGGGAGGAAAACTTTCTTGAATCCATCGCCAAGCAATTTGATAGGTCTGGCTCTCTGTCTGATAAACAGTTCGAAATCCTAGATCGTATCTACGCTGAAAAGACCCCCTAAGTGTCGAGCCCCCGAGTGGCGGGGAAGGGTCCAGATTCATGTTCGTGAACCACCGTGTCTTCCGGGAGAAGACTCCAGAAAGCTCCACCCACTTCCACCAACGAATGGCTCTCCCTATGCCTACCCCCTACGATACCGTCATCCAGTCCCTGTCCACAGGCCAAGCCACCCCGGAGGTGCAGCACCAAGCGGCAGACCGCCTCCGCTATCTCGTCGCCCGCGAGCAGACCCTCACCGCCACCCTGAAGCGCATTGAGGAGTTCCTGAAGAGCATCCAGAAGGAAGTCCCCCAAGCCTCCACCCATGCAACGCCAGACACGCGATAAGTTCGTCATCGCCACGCAGAAGGACGTGACCAGTGGCAACGCCTGCCTTGAGACACCTCCGGCTGTCTTCACCAAGTTGCAGGAGGATTTTGGTCCGTTTGATCTTGATCTGTGTGCTGATGCTGGCAACCACCTCTGTGACGTGTGGTTTGGTCCTTGCAGTCCCTACCATGAGAATGCGCTGATCGCACCATGGGGGGACTTTGGGGAAACTGGGTACGCTAATCCGCCGTATGGGCCGTTTGTGGGCAAGATGTTGCGGAAGGCGAAGGAAGAAGCGGCGAAGGGTGTACCCTCCACTCTATTGCTCCCTGTCCGCATTACGAAGGCGTTCCATGCTCATATACTCTGCGGAGCGACAGAAGTCTGGTTCTGCGACAAGAGGATCGCCTTCTGGCAAGGAGGAGCCCCCAAGCTAATCCAGCACAAGGATGGGAGTTGGAAGCCAGATGCGGCCCTCTTTGACTCCATGATTGTCCGCTACGAGCCGGGGATGCGGTTCAGCCCCCCGAAGGTGCGAAGCTGGAAGGTGCCCAAGCACACTGGCCCTATGGGGTGGGGATGATGGGACATTGGACTGAGAAATATGGCTGGGTGGAGTGGGACGAAGAAAGTCCCCCAGAAGTGAAGCTGTGGGTGCCAAAGCCTGTTCCAGTAGTAGAGCATCAGACCAAGCATGAACCCGCTAAGCATTCTGAACCCGCTAAGCATCCAAACCCTGAACCCGCTAAGCATGGGCAAGTAAGTAAGCATCGGAACGCCTCAACGTGGACCGCCGAGCAGGCACGTAAAAATGGTGCTAAAGGTGGGGAAAATCGGAAACTTGTGGTGTCAAAGATAGAACGCTCGGAAATAGCCCGTCAAGGAGCCCAAGCCCGGTGGATGAAAAAGGATAAAGGTGAGCAAAATACATGATAGGGTAGCCCAATGAAGATACGTGCCCTTGCCGTGTGTTTGTGCTTACTCGTCGCCGCGAGTGTGGAAGCCCAGCACCCCTGCGATGTGGTGCAACCCACGCTCTTCCGCTACAACGTGAACATGCTGCCCACCCTCACGGTGGGATGGTGCTTTGCCCCGGTGGATACCAATGGCGTGCCCTTGGTGGAGGCCGTGGGGTTCACCGTGCAAGTGAATGGCGGGCCGGATATCGACTTAGGTATCGTGCAGCCCCAGTCCTTGCCGAATACTCAAGGGATGATGTCGTACAAGGTGACGGTGCCCGGTTTAGCGGCTGGCGCGATTACGGTGAAAGCCTATACCGCGTCTGCGGGGATGAGTGCCCCCAGTACCCCAGTCACCCTGACGCTCTTAGGGAGCCCGAAGAAGGTCACGAACGTGGTGATTGATAGAGGAGGACTATGAAGCCCAAGCCCTTAACCCCTCCGCAACAGCGACAACTGGAAAAGCGCCGGGAAGAAGAGGAGCGCCTGCATCGAGTGGGGGATGCGATCAAGAAGCATTTCTCCAAGCAGGATTTGGCCTTACGTCGCTGGGCCAAACCCATGCTCTGAGCAGGGATTTGACAAGTGGAAGAGGCCGGGAGTAGGATGAAGGTTCTGTGCAATTGATTGCAGAGGACACACCATGGGGTTCGAACGCCTGCAAGGGCTCGGTGAAGAGAAGTTTCAGAAGATCCTCAACCTCTTGATGCGAGGTGAGCCTGCTATGGGGCTCGCTCGTACGATTCAGCAGCAACCACCGAAGGGGTGGGGGCTGTTTCAGGATGTGAAGGAAACCACCCTCACCCAGCAACTCAATCGCCTGCGTCAGGTGGCGTCAGAAGGCGCATTCGGACTGAAGGTGGCCCGCCGCATTGCCGAAGGCGCAACCCCTGCACAGGCCATGAAGCGGCTGGAGCACGTGAACATCCGGGTGCTGGACCGGCTGGAGGAACTGGCCGAGATACAGCGCACACGTGTGCTCAATCTCGTGGAGAAGGAGAAGGACGCCATTCTGCCCAAGATTGGCAACCTCCATCTCCCCAATAACCTCCCCACCAGTACGAAGATGGCCCCGCAGGAGTATCGGCACCTTCTCACACAAACGAACCTCGTGTTCAACGACTATCGGCAACTCCTCCTCGACTTGCAGAAGATTCGCTTCGATCTGGGCCTCGATGAGTTCAAAGGCCCAGTCAGTACCACCTCAATGAAGGGAGCCGTCCAGACCACCGTCTTCCCGGATGGGATGAGCGTGCAGAAGCAAATCTTCGAAGCCGTCACCACCATTGAACAGATTTTCGATGCGCGGAAAATCCCCCGCCTGACAGGAGATTCATGATCCCACTGCATGTGAAGCCCAGTCCTACCGCCGATACCCGCACGTGTGACTATGAGAAGGTCACTATCGAGCAACTACTGGAGAGTTCGAAGTCCCACATCGCTGATGTGCGGGCCGCACTGGGGTTCTTTGTCGCTCGCATTTATGAGGCCGAAGCTGCTCACGATACCGACAAAATCAGCGATATTCAGATGTTCCATCATGACTTCCTTACCGGGTTCAAGGAAACCACGTGGTGGGATCGGCACCGGAAGCTCAATCGGCATCATCTAACGCACCCGGACGGTATCCCTCAAGACGTGAACCTCATCGACGTGCTGGACTACATCGCGGACTGCGTGATGTCGGGCATGGCGCGGAGCGGAGAGGTCTATCCACTGGAACTGCCTCTCCCCCTGCTCAAACAGGCGTTTGAGAACACCGTCACCCTCCTCAAGACCCACGTTATCGTGGACAAGAGCGAATAAGTGGCCATGCCTCCCGTGCATATTCGACGGAACAACCCGAGCCTCACGCTTTGTGGACGAGAGTCCAAGGACCACGGCACGGTGAGCCAGTTTCATGTGGCCGCACAGCCGGAACATATCAAGCTCTTGGTGATGTGCCGGGAGTGTCTTGGCGTGATGAACCTGAAGAAGTCATGACATGTTGGTCTTCAAGCGAGGCCCCGGTAGTGCGGACCACCTTCACAAAACAACCCCTGAATATCTGGACTCACTGAATGAACGCGCCTACGTGTATCTCCGTCAGTTCCTCGGTACCCAAGAAGCCAAACAAATCTGGCTCTCCGGCCAAAAAATCCACGACCTGAATGAGCGGGCGATGTACTACGCCCAAGCCGTGGTGCATTGCGAAGAGCAGATACGTGGCGTGCAGTCGAACAGGCTCGCGGACTACTCGCAGTTCCGCTGGAAGCCTGTGGGTATCGTGGAATTCATCTGCAGTCCCCACTACCTGAACAAGGAGAAGGAAATCTATCCGGGTGTGCTGGAGGCCGCCGAGGAACTGAACAGCGGTGGCTATGTGGAAGCCATCATGACGGGTGGTATTGGTTCAGGGAAGACCACGCTGGCCCTGTATACCAATGCCTATCAACTCTATCTCCTGTCCTGCATGCGCTCTCCGCACAAGCAGTTTGGACTGGATCCATCGAGTGAAATCCTGCTCATCTTCCAGAGCATGACACTCAAGCTTGCACAGGGGGTGGACTACCAACGCTTCCGGAACATGATCGAGGGCTCGCCCTACTTCCTGAAGCACTACCCCTTCGACCGGCAGTTGAAGAGTAAGTTGGTGTTCCAGAACCGGGTGGAAGTCATCCCCGTGGCAGGCAACGAGACGGCGGCGATAGGCCAGAACGTCATGGGCGGTCTGATAGACGAATTGAACTACATGGCAGTGGTCGAGAAGAGCCGCGTAGCCGTAGATAAGGGAACGTATGACCAAGCCATTTTGCTTTATAATTCCATCGCTCGACGTAGGAAGTCTCGCTTCATGGAGAATGGGAAGTTACCGGGAATACTCTGCTTGGTATCATCGAAGAAATACCCCGGACAGTTCACCGACCAAAAGGTCAAAGAAGCCGAGAAAGACCCCAGCATCTTCGTCTATGACAAGCGCGTCTGGGACATCAAGCCTGATGACTTTGGTAACCAAGGCTGGTTCCCTGTCTTTGCGGGAGATTTGACTCGGAAGCCCAAGATTCTTGACGAAGATGACCATCTGGCGGATGAAGATCGCGGCCTCGTGGTGCAAGTCCCGGAAGAGTTCCGGTTGGAATTCGAAAAGGATGTCATCAATGCGCTGCGAGAAATTGCCGGGGTCAGCACCTTGGCTCGTCACCCGTTCTTTCTGGAAGTACAGAAGGTCTATGCGGCGTTTAAGCCCCGCGAAAGCATCTTCAGTCAGCCCGTGGTGGATTTTGTTGAAAGCCGACTCACCCTCCTCAAGAAGAACTTCTGGAATCCAGAGATTCCGCGTTTCGCGCATTGCGACTTGGCACTGAGTGGGGATAGTGCGGGGTTGGCCATCGGGACTGTCTCCGGCTTTGCTAACGTCTCCTCAGACCCCCAGCAACCGGCCTATATGCCGAACATCTGGATCGATGGCACGTTGGAGGTGAGGCCACCGAAGAACTGCGAAATCCTCCTGAGCAAGATTCGGGAGGTCATCATCGTGCTGAAGAAGATGGGCCTGAACATCATCTGGGTGACGTTCGACCAGTTCCAGAGCAGCGATAGCCAGCAGATTCTGCGACAGCAGGGGCTCATCACCGGGCACCAGAGCATGGACGATGTGCCCTGCAGGCCGTATGACTTCACGAAGACGGCGATGTACGAGGGCCGGATGGACATCCCTGCCCACCCGAAGCTGAACAAAGAAATCCTGATGCTGGAGAAGGATGCGAAGACCGGGAGGATTGATCACCCACCCGGAGGGTCGAAGGACGTGGCTGATGCCCTGTCAGGGGTGACCTATGGTCTGACCATGCGCCGGGAGCTATGGGGTTTGTATCGTATCCCCGTGCTGATGATCCCCCAGAGCGTGTATGCAGCCGCAGACAAGCTCAAGAAGGAGCAACAGCCCGAGTATCAGAGCGAAGAGAGCCTTACGGCGTGATACCCGCGCAGTCCTGCGTGAGGGCCTTGCCGTAGATGTCCGGGAAGTCCTCCGGAGCCTCTGTGCAGACCACCGCAAGGCGGTTACAGGAGGCGCAGAAGGCGTTCCAGCGGCCTGCTGGGTCATTGGCTCGCTGATGCCATGGCAACAGGTCGTGGCCCAGTCTCCGGGCGATTTCAGCGGCTTCACGCTTCCGCACGGACAACTCCCCAAACTGGTCGATGGCCGCATAGTCCTGCTTGATGACCACGGGCTTCGCCGTGGAGAGCAGGAGCGACTTGCGAGGGATGCGCTTCTTGATGCCCTGCCGCTTGACAGGGGTGGTCACGAACTTAAGAGCCATGGGCCTCCTCCTCATTATCATCGTTGGTGAGCCCGGTGCCGCCACAGTCAGGACACTCGACGCGCAGGACATCGTCCTCGCAGTCGCACCCGTCAGGGCTGTCGTGGTGGCCACACCAGACGCCATCACCATCACAGGTGAGGCAGCGGTCGTGGTCGCGGGGATCAGGCATTGGGCTCCTCCATGAGCGAATCGAACTGCAACCATGATACACTACCCCGGAGGATTTGTCAAATGTGCAATGAATTGCAGGGCATTTGACAAATTACTTGAGCCGTGCTATGATCTTCACATGCTCAATGTCCAAGGAGGGACGCTCACATGGCACTGTTGAATTTCGAACACTATCTCGTGGAGTACTGGCACGAAGGCAAGGGCACCGACTGGCGGTGGTCGCTGGAGCACTGCACGAATTCGTTGGACGAGGCCCGGAGCGTGCTCAGGAGACTCGCGGAGCACGGGAAGAAGGCGCGGTTGACGCGGGTGCTGGAAACGCTGGATGCCAATGACATCAGGCAGGGGGTCTAATGAAGAAACCTCTCAAGACCCTGACGTGTGTCCGCAGAGGGTGCTACACGGACAAGCACGAGTCGAAGTGTCGCAAGTGCCAGAAGCCCATCAAGGCCAACGGCCCCCGGCACTCGTTCATCAACTTCGGTGCTGCCGACAGCGGCATCGTGAATTTCTGTTGCCGGTGCGCCCGTGGCTAAGCGATTCGCACGAGAGCGGTGGGAAGTCGAGTGGCAGGCATTGACGCCTGCCGCTTCGGCTCGCATGGCGGCAGACCCTAATGGTTACGACCACGACCGGGACCGTGACGAGGACACGCTTCACGAGGTGTTCGTGAACGAGAAGAAGGCTCGTGCGTTTGCGCGGGCCACGGTGGATGCGAAGGCCACGGTCTATGGCCATGTTATCATCACGCATCAGCGGCTGGAGAAGATCGAAGGCACGCAGGCGTGGGACTGGGAGAACATCAGCGAACCGGAGTACGTGGAGTAGGATCATGGGTGAGAGAGACGATAGCGAGGCACCGTACGATGAACAGGTGTTGTGGAGGCTGATTCAGACGCTTGAACGTGCGGCGTGGGCTCGCCGCTGGTCGGACGTGAAACACGCCCGTCGAGCACTGGAGAAGGTGCTGGGGAAGCGTCCCCATGACCCGCTCTTCCAGATCCCGACCGGGCAGCACATGCTGGATGACTCGTTGAACAAAGGGTGACCATGGACGAGGTGACACAGGTGGTGATGTCGGAGTCTCAGCGGGAATTGCTAGAAGAAGTCCAAGTGCAGTATGCTCGCAAGATGAAGCAGTTCACGGAGGCAGGCGGCGATCCCAGCAAGCGGAAGGGGAATCTGACGTGTCACCTCCCGTGGGAGATGTGTCGAGAGGCGTTTGAGGGGAAACCCCCTTCGAAGGAGGAGCATGTCTGAGACGGCGGCGGCGATGACGAAGAAGGCACAGGCGGCACTGGAGAAGGAGTTGCGGAACCTTCAGACCCGCCACCGGGTGGTGAACCTGAAACCCGAGGAGCGGGAGCGGATGCAGGAGTTGAAGAAGCTCCTGCTCGGCAATCGAGTGCAGGCCAACTGAACAAAGGTAGGTGGTGCATAAAACTCAGTAAAACCTGATAAAAAAGGCCCTAGTTGACAGGTTGACAGAAGTCTGCCATACTCGGCCCTTCATGTGCGTTGAGTTCAAGGAGTGAAAATGCCCGTATTATGGCTCCCAAGTGATGAATTGGAAGCTCTGCAGGCGGTCTTTCGCGCAGCGGAAGAGGTCAATTGGGAGGCGTATGAGCGAGCACGGCTGTATATCCTGCAACCGCAACCCGAGGCTCCCGCCGAAGACTCCCCAGTGGAGTGCTAGAAGCAGGAAGGCCCGCCACGGTCAGCGGGCCATCACTGTTACCACTTGCCGCGTGCTTGGGCCTCTTCGCGGGCCTTGAAGCCATCCGCCCGTCCACACTGCTCAGCGTGGGCCTCGTTCCAGACGTTCTCCTGTTCCAGCTTGGTGACGATGGCCTGATCGTCCCGAATATCCTCATCCCGGCCCCCACCGGAGATGTAGCCTGCCCGGTAGGACGGCACCATCGCTAACAGCTTGTCACGAGTGATGCCCTGTTTGGCGGGTGGTTCTCCCATGTCTCCGTACTTGGTCATGTATACCTCCGGTTGCACTCAGTTGCACGAGAGGTGCCACACTTGACAAATCCTGTAAGGTCTGCGATACTGAGGAATCGCCCCAAGGAGGGGGCCACCTCATGACTTTTCTCACCATCGAAAACGGCCAGTTCGTGGCCTACGACAACGCCGATCACCAGACGGTCATCTCGACAGCGCAGGAGCTTGAAGTGCTGCTCCGCAGGGATGAGGACATCTCGCGGTCTTCGTCACTGGACTTCCCCGAAGAATACACGACGGACCCCATCGTGCTCGCCCTCGTGACCTATCTGAACGGGCTGGAAGACGATCCGGAGTGGAACGAGAAGCCCAAGGACTTCTGCCCCCGATGCGAGGAGTTCGCGGTCCTGAGCGCCGACAAGGAGGCAGGCGTCACGTTCGATGTCGCCTTGTGCGACGAGTGCCGTAGGGTAGTCATACAGGAGTTGTCGATGGACGATTTCGATGACGCCTACGAGCGGGCGCGAGCGAATGGGTGGGCCGACTGATGGCTTCCGGCGAGAAGTACTGTCGGTGTCCGGGGTGTGGGACGTGTGCGGCCCACGATCAGGTCCGTGAAGCCAAACGGCTGGCCCTTGGGATGGCCGTGTTGCATCAGAAGGCTATCGGAGGAAACACGTTGCCGGAGGCTCAGAAGGTCGGCTTGGTGAAGGTGCTGAAGGCGCTGGGGGTCACGAAGGAAGAATTGGACAACGTGGTGGGGAGTTACTGATGAAGTTTGTCACATTGTTGGGAGTCATCATCATCGTGGCCTTTGGGATTCGTGGATGCCAGTCCCTGATGGACCCGTCGAAGGCAGCGGCACAGGCGGCGAAGGACCGTCAGTATCTGGACCGCAAATGCGGGTATCCAAACTGTGGGGTGCGTTGATACCCCCCCCTGCAATTAATTGCAGGCCACCACTTGACAAATCCCCAGCGGAGTGCGATACTGAAAGGACTGGAGGGCGCGACGATGCATTAGACGAGGAGCCGGTGAGTAGGGGGCGGGCGACAAGCACCGTGGCTACCCCTGAAACGGTCAAACAAGCGCGGGCTCGACGGGTGGCAGAATCCTTACCGCTGGGAAGGGCCACCCCGGATGAAACACCCAGCATTCTCTTTTTCGCTCATGGAGGAGCCTCAATGGAAATCTTTTTCTCAGTCAGCTATCGCGGCGTGTTCGTGTTCAGGACCGACATCTTCACCACCGAGGGGGATGCCAAGCGGGCGCAACTCGCCCTCGCTGAGGCGTTTACGCAGGACGGCTACGAACTCACGCGCAACGCTCGCCCCGCGACGTGGTACTGCAAGGACATCCAGACTCCTTGACAAATGCCCGGAGGGGCTGTAAACTGGTCTTACGTCAACGCCGTATGCTCATGGAGGAGCCAGCATGATCACCAACACCGCAGTGACCGCCGTCCCCGACTTCAACGCAGCCCTCGACGCCTTCGTCAAGGCCACCCAGCAGGCCCTGATCGACCACTACGAGCGCAATTACACCCGCGTGTGGGCTCCGAGGCTCACTGTGGAGCGTGGCCTCAAGAACGTCCGCATCGTGGCCAACGACAACAGCGGCTCGTCCCGCTCGGTGTTCTGCTTTGTCCGTATCGCGGACGGGGCCATCCTCAAGGCGGCGGGCTGGAAGGCCCCTGCGAAGCACGCCAGAGGCTCGATTTACGTGAATGCGGGGCAGGATGCCGTGGGGATCTACGGCGCGAACTACCTCCGCTGAGGCGGCGAGGAGGGGTGAAAAATCCCCTCCAATCCCCCTTGACAAACCTCTCGACCTCTGTCATACTGGTCTTGTCAGTCAGGAACACGGCAACCGCTAAGGAGTAGCACAATGGCCAAGACCCCCACCGTTCACAACCCCACGAACTTCGACCCCGCGAACTACGAAGTGCTCGATTACCTCGACGGCAAGCGTCC